GAAAGAACATTTTAAAGCAATTGGCAGAACAGAAGGTTACACACCTGAAGAAATAGAAGAATACGGCGCTTATATTGATTTGTTTTGCAAGATAGGTAAGTAACTTAACTGTTAACTGTTGCCGATTGGCTAACTAAAGGAGATAAATCATGAGCGCAAACTATTTGCCTTTCAGAGATGATGTAAAACACGTAATTGCACATAGAAAGCCTACTTCTAGCGAAATTCGTTTTGGTGAAGGAGCTACACATTATAAAGAATTTCCTGTTGAAATGTGGAAAGATAAAAACGGCAAGCCTAAAGTATGGATCAAATGCCCTGAAGACGGCTTACGTTACTATCGCCGTTAACTGGTTAGTTTGCCCACAATAAGGAGATATGCCATGTATGCACTCTTCAATCGCTTTGAAATAGAAATGACACTAGCACAAGCTCAATCAGCCTCACAGCCTGGAAAGGATGCTAGCGACGATGTAAACGCATTGCTTCAGTTACCTAAGATCAAGCGTCAACTTGCTAAGATCAGCGACGATGATCTAGCCGCTGAACTGCGCGAATATGGCGCTTGGGACGATGAAGAATTGCAGGATAGGCAAGCTAACGAGCAAAGAATCATCTGGCTTGCGGCGGGTAATATCGTTGACCGTTAGCGTCTTAACTGTTAATCTTTGGCTCTTAACTGCTAACCTTTGACTAAAGGAGAAACACAATGAAAAAGACAACTGTATACGTAGTAAGTTGGGATTGTGGAACTAGCGGCGGCTTTGACTGGTATTACAAAGAAGATTTAGCCAAATCTGCATTTGAGAAAGAAAAGACTGACATGTCAGCCGATAAACTTGTTTCTGACAAAGAAGCTGTTTATTACTTTGAGCATGAAACGGATAATATTGATGATGCTGAAGCTGTAACAGAAGAGATTGACGCAAAGCTATTCTTTTATGAGGATGAAAGCGCCGATACTATAAAATGGAATAAAGTTGAGCATTTATGCAATCTTTAAGGAGCCTAAAATGCGAATGTGGATGCAAAACCCTAAAATTATGTGCAAGAAACATCTAATTGGAGAGCACGGCGAAACGCACAAATTCCCGCATAACTGGCAAAAGAAACACTCCATAACAGGACGCATAGCGGTTAACTCAATTGAGCCTGGATCATACAAAGCTAGGCATGATGTATTAGCCAATGAAATGCTAGCTAGAGGTTATAATCATATGTCACCGCTTGAACAACCTGACTTTAGTTATCTGCCAGCTGAACAGCAAGCGGCTAAAGTTGATCAAGAGTTATCACTTGAACTGTTGATTGAACGTTGTCCTGAATGTGCTCAATTGTGGGCAAATAGCTAGTTAAGGAGAGTTAAGCCATGAAAACGAAACGATACCTTTTCAACATTGAAGAAGTGATTGCAATTAGAGAAGCTTTAATTGAATACCGGCAAATGCTAAGACAAGCTAAGGTTGATAACGAGCATAAAAGGCACGTTGACGCTTTAGCGGATCAATTCAAGCAAGATGCTATTTTGTGGCGTTCTTAACTGCTCTCACTTTCTACTTAACTGCAACTGATTGACTAAACAGGAGGTAACAAATGAAACTCTTAATTGCAGATAAAACTTTTGTTTACGAATTAAACGCGAAAGGTGAAAACCGGCTTTACTTCAAAATTTACCCTGGGTGCGATAATGATAATAACAGAACTTCTGAGGAAGAACTTGCTAAAGCTGCTAACTTGTTTGCCGCTGCTCCTGAACTTTTGGAAGCATTAGAATACTTCTTAACAGTTGAAACTTTACTATCTCACGGTGATGATAGAGTTACGAAAGCTAAAGAAGCTATCGCTAAAGCGAAAGGAGAATAAAAATGGATAAATACAAAGGAACTAAATTAGAACGTTACTTTGAATATTACAAGCTTGGCTGGATTGAAAGATATGGTAGTCTTGACAACAAGAACCAATGGAATGAAACGTTTGAAGAGTTTGTTTTGTCTTTTGTACCTGAAAGATTGTTAGCTTAACTGTCCCTCTTTACCACTTAACTGTCACCGATTTCAAGGAGGAAACACAATGAACGCGACACTTAAGCAATTCGCGAAACTGGCTAAACGTTGCAAAACCAATAAGCAAGTCACAAGGCTTTGGAATTATGCCGATCATCAAACTAATTGTTGTGAAGCCATGTTTGAAATTTTGCTTAACTGTTGTTCGTTTGCATTCAGAGATAAGCGGTACGCTAACTCTATTAACTTCACCTACTAACTGTCACCACTTAACTAAAGGAGAACTTAAAATGAAAGCTGAAATCAAAGGTAACAATCTTGTAATCACTATCGAACTGCAAAAGCCTACGCTCTCAACATCCGGCAAAACTAAGGTTGTTGCCAGCACTCATGGTAATAAGGTTACGGACGTTATCATTGAGGGTAAACCTGTTACTATCGGTGTCAACTGCTATATCGCTAAGTAAAGGAGGTCTGAAGTTATGAAAGCATTATTCGGTCTAAGAATAGGTGCTGAAGATTGGCAAGAAGAGTTGATAACTGAAGTTGAAGAACGCTTTGAAGCGGCTAAACAATGGGCAATTGAAAACGGTTTTGATCCTAAGAAGTTTAGAGTTGTTACCGTTGACGGATTACCTAACTTTGCTAAAACCATAAGGAGGTAGCCAAATGCAAACCCTAGACACGCTTCAAAACCGCCTCACAGCGGTCATCAAAGCTCGCTTCCCTGACTCGTACCTACACTTCAAGGTAAGTACCCTAGGAAACGAAAATAGGCCGTCCCTGATCGTATCTTTCGCGCTAGGTTCCGGTCCTGACAGCTGGCCGAACCACATCATTCACAACGATCCAGGTCATACTATATTCTTGATTCATTCGGTCAAGAATATGGACGGTAGCATTAGCGACCTTACATTAGACGGCTCTATTGCTGGCTACTGGACCGGCAACAAGAGGGAGAAATTGAATTGGCGCGATATCAAGCAACCGAGCAATGAGGATAAGGTTGTTAGGCAAGTTACACGCTATTTCGATTCTATGTTGGCGGCGATTTTAGCTTCAACGGGGAGATTATCATGAACTGGACAAGCGTCAAAGACAAGTTACCTGAAGTTACGCAAGAGAATGAATACAGCGAGTTTACAAGCGGTCCTGTTTTAGTTTACCATGCTAAATGGGGAACAATGTGCGTTGCTGCATATCGAGCATGGGATATAGATGAACCTGTATTTGTGTGGAATACTTGCGATAGCGAAGGTTGGGATATTACCGATGAAGTTACCCATTGGATGCCGCTACCTAGTTCACCCGCTTAACTGCAACCAATTACTACTTAACTGCTTTAAATTGCCCACAATTATAAGGAGAAGTTATGAAGACTGTCTACAAATACGAATTACAATTAACTGATTACCAACGTATAACCGTTCCGTGTGCTGGCCTTTCCGATATACTTCAAGTAGGGCTTGACCCAAAAGGTCAGCTTTGCATTTGGTGCTTAGTTCAGACTCACGCGACACTGACTGAAACTTACGATATCTTTATTGTGGGTACAGGTAATCCAGTTCCAAATGAAGCTAAAATACACCTAGGAAGCGTTGTTCAAGGTCCGTTTGTTTGGCATGTGTTTACGGGAGCTTAAACAATGACCAGAACCTTTAAAGTATCACTGTATCACGGCAACAGCAATAAGCAGAAAACAGAACTAATTGTCACAGCCGGATCAATGCACGCCGCGCTTAAGAAGTTTATGATAGCTAAGTTTCCAGACGATGTGACGTATTACGGTAGAACAGAAAGCCCTGGTGCTATGTCATTCGGTACATCGGCAAGCGGTCAACGAATTTGGGTTAGGGAGGTGTTGGAGTGACAATTGAATACGTAGCAACCGCAAATTGCATAATTGTTTACTACGAAGTTAAGCTTGAATTTATGTTCAGCGAAACGATCATTACACCATGCATCATTAGCTTTGAGGAATGGATTAATCAAGGAGGTGAGTAGCCCTTAACTGCCGTCGCTTAACCCTTAACTGCCGCCAATTGCTCACTTAAATGAAATAGGAGAGTTTAATGCTGAAATTAAAATGTAGCCAAACACTTGAACTTTTGGCTGAATATGGTATTATGCTGACACGCTGTAGGAGTTCTTAACTGCGGTTAATTGCCGCCTGAAAGGAGTAAGAAATGAAAAAGCTGCTTGAGCGTTTCGAGGCGTATTTCCTGGCAATGGGTTATAAGAAAATGCCTTACAAGAACACGAATTACAGGTTGTTTGCTCTAACGTTTGTAACGGATAGCGTTGTTCATGTCAGATATGTATTTCTAGGTAGCAACGGCGCTGTGCGAGTTAATATTGACAACAAATCTGCTGCCGGTAGCTTTTCCAAAACCGAGCAATACCGCAAGATTTTAGATAAATGGGAAGCTAGTAAGTTGACTAAATCTGCGCCTAAGAGAGCTAATGATGGTAAAGGCTGTGTTGGGGCTAGGTGTTAATTACTTTAAGGAGATTGCATGACAGGTAAGTTTAAATGGCATAAATGCATTAAATCCGGTGTTAGCTATGCGCCAAGATCAATGGATGTTTTAGTTATATTGGATAGACAGGTTGGAACGAGTGATTATTTCTATTTCCCGCGCAAGGAATGGGAGAATCAAGGAGGCGAAGGAGATGTTTGAATACAGATTCGAAGAAGCATGGAAAGCTTACGCTGACGGTCTGACCATTTATTCACGACTTCAATTTTGTGATCATTTTAGTTTAAAATTAGCAGCTAACGTTGATTCATTTTATGTAAAACATTGGCGTAAAGTTTGTGAGGAATATTGACCTTTAACTGTACTTACTTGACGCTTAACTGCCATCAGTTGACAAACTAAAGCCCTCCTAGAGTGATTCAAGGAGGGCTTTGTTGTATCTACATTCCCATAAAGTTAACAATCATGTACATTTTAGCCGCGCCACTCAATCCCTTTGCCCTTTTATCAATTGGCGACAACTCAACTATATCCCCACATTCTAGCATTGACTTAATCACCATATTCAGCGCCGGTATTGGGCCTAGGCGGTCAGTTTTAAACGGGGTCTTGGTTCTGCATATAGCTGATACGTAGCTGTGCGGAATGATCCTTTGATTCCAGGTAGACAACGTAGCGCCTGAATAGCTCTGAACCTGATTCCATTCCTTTGTAACATAACTCTTCAATGCTTTCTTCACTTCAACTATCTGCTCGTTCTGCACGTTTATTGCGCCTACTTCGCCTGTCTCGAACTTGGACAGAATGTTTTCGATATCTTTCCGAACTAGAGTAATAGCCCAATTGGTACATTCAATATCAATGATAGGATTGATGTAATTAACACCTACAGCCAGAAGCGCAGCAAGCTTCAATGCTTTGATATGCGCTCTGTTCCAAAGTTCTCTGAACGCTCCAATCTCAGTGTTAATTTTCCAGTCACACAACTTGTCGAACTTATCAAATTCAATTTCAGCTTCAATAGAGAACTGCACATTTAATACCTGATCGCCGTTGTTAAGCTGATCGCAATAAGCGCAAATAGAACTAAAGTAATCAACAAGCTGATTAGATGGTTTGACGCTCTTGTGAGCCTTGTTCAGCGGCGGTCTATCGCCATGATATTCAATAATGTTAAAGCGCGGCAACAAGCCCTCAAGGATCATTTCTTTACTCAAATGTTCGTAAAACTTATCGTTAGTTGATTCACCAATAACAGAGAACGCAGGGGCTGTTATAACCTCAGTGCTTTTATCTTTGTCAGAATAGATCAAACTACCTAAAACGTTACCATGCCCGGATTTATTGAACAAGTCAAGCATATCAATACGTAAGTCTTGTTTGTTAGTATCCTTGCTACCATTTGACATCTTTTTCAACGTATCGGCAAACTCACCCATGATTGAAACGAAACTTTTAGAGTTTTTGGTAATGTATTTCATCAACGCAGGAGAAGATGCAATCTTAGCAGGACCAATAAAACGCTTAGCGTTCGGCACAGTCTTATATACAGAGTTCATAAGAGTTGAGATACCGGAACTAATAGCTTCTTTTCCTCTACCGGTTTGCGCCAACAGGAATATGTATTGATTCAATCCTGTACCTGAAACGTTATAAGCTCTACCACAAACACCTGCCATTAGTCCTAACGCAGCAACGATAGCAATCTCAGGCACAGGGCGCGGTGCTGCATCGTGAATGAAGCGTGCAATTTCACCGATGATACCAGGAGGGACCGTAACGGAACTAGATGTATTCAAAGTTTCAGATATAACGTTTTCTATATGTGTCTGAGGAACAGAAATAGGAGCCTGAACCGGCTGAACGGGAGCAACGAGGACAGGCACGATAGGGCAGAAAACGGCTTCCAAATTTGCCCTAGAAAGGCCGTTCTCAGTCGCACCCTGGCTAGGGTATGGGCAAAAAGGCGCGAGGTTGCCGGTGCTAGGAGCTTGGACGGATGGCGCGGGGTTTGGTGTCTCAACTTGCCCACATTCTGTAGCAGGTTGAGCTTCGATTGTAGTTGCTACAGCGCGAGTTGAAGCAAGCTGATCCTCAAGGTTGTTACGAAGTGTATCAATGTTTAATGTGGGTAAAGTCTGGTCAAATGCTTTAGGCAAGCAAAACTTGTAAAGATAATCGTGACGATGTGCTTTAGGGCGCTTACCGAGAGCCGAAGTATGAAACATACGAACAATTTGCTCAGTATTTTGAGTGTAGAATACGAGCATATTCAACAATGCAATGTCAGCGTCTGATTGATTACCTGCGTAATTGAACTGCTCCCAACGTCCTTCCCAAAGTTCAATGAACTTAGCTCCGTTACTAGCTGTACTAGCAATACGGTATATTTCAGCATCTTCAAGAGTTTGAGGTTTTATTAGTCCAGTCATGTCAGTAGGCTGAACTTGTTCTTTACCCATTTGTAACCATAATTGTTGAATATTGAAACTATGATTCACAATAGGGTCATTACTAAATACATTGCCGGTCATTACGAAATATCTTCCCGTACAATAGATTTCAGCTGATTCACGCCGTCTGCCTGTTTCAACATAAGCTTTAACGATTCCGTGCAGTCCTTTACCTGATTGAGAAATTTCCCAATAACCTGGAAAAGTTACTACTATGAATTGGTTTCTGTTAGCAATTGCTTCAGGATTAGCGTATTTAAATGTACCGTCAGACAACTTTTCGTAAGGATCATCCAGATCAATCCCACAATAACCGCATTCCTTGGTAAAAATAAATCCAATGCCAGAACAGTAAGGCGCAGCAGCAATAGCTTCTTCAAACGTAGACCATGTAGAAGAATTGCTAACTGAAGCTAGTTTTCCTGTTCTCGAATTAATAGGCTGTTTAGCCGGTTTATCCGATCCCGCATCAACTAACTTCCAATTGCACCATTGATTCAATTTACGCAGTTCTTCAGGTATGTTATAATAAATAGAAACATCAGGATTCATTAGGACGCCCCTTTTCAGCACGTCTTTTGACCCATGCTAACTTCAGATTAGCCTTATGTTCTTCAGACTTAGGTTTTCTCATTTTAGCCACAGTTGCTTCTGACTTAGGCTTTCCTTTTGTAGCTAAACTTATCTTAGCTTTAGTTTCTTCTGAGATTGGCTTATCTTTTTTACTTGCTGAAATTTTAGCGCAAGTTTCGGTACTTTTAGGTGGTAATGCTTTGGCGGAAGCACTCATTTTAGCGCGAGTTTCATCAGTTCTTTTACCACCTGTAAGAGCTTTAGTAATTTTAGCACTGGTTATAGCTTTTTCTTCTTCAGTTCTATTTCTAACGGTTTCCTTTTGTTTCTCTATTGATTCATTTGAACGCTTATGCCCCAATTGACTTTCGCACATTTTACGCAAACGTTCTTCTGTAAACACAACACCTGTGTTAGCTAATGCAATTTTAAGTTTTCCTTCCTCTGTATGTTTTCTCAACTTACCTGCTTCACTTAACTTAGCTCTAGTTTCTTCGGTAACTTCGTGATTTAAAAGATGCTGATTTCCCATTAAGGACGCACTTATTTTAGCTTTGCTGTCGGCTCTATGCTCTAAGCCTAAATTACCTTCGCCGCCATTGCTATGATTACATAATCTCGCTCCCAAGCCCTTCATGTAAGCAATCCAAAACTGTTCTGCTTCAACCCAATCGCCGCCAGGAGGAACTATTTCAAGAATAGCAAGTTCAGGTTTTAATGGTTTAAGCGACCTCGCCCAACAAGAAACTTTAGTTTTATACTTTGTGTATTTATGATCCCCGTATCGTTTTTCCAAGTTAATAGTTTTACCTACATATCTACATTCTGACGTTGTAGGGTCAACTAAAGCATAAATAAATGTCGGTTTACATGAGCGAGCTTTATCCGATGAATTAATGATTGGAAACTTAGGCATGAATCCTCTTTGACAGGAAGAATTAGATTTAAAAAGTATTTCTTATACGCCAAAGCTCCGTAGCTTGGCACATATGATTCTTTTGACCAAAGCGGTCACTCAGCCCCGAAGCAGCTTTCAGCACTTCAAGCAAATGAGGATTTTCCCAAATGTAATAATCCCAAAGGTGAGCGTAATAAAGATTACACCAATCCTGATTGATAGCTTTCAAACCTTTCGCCTGACGCCAATCCAATCCGGTTACTCCACCAGCAAAGAGCTTAGAGCCTTGATAAAGGTCTTCTATAGTTTTGTTACCATAGAACTTAACGCGAGCATAAAACGCTGAGAAGCGTTTGTCTCCCTTACTACTGCATTCCATAAAAGGCGCTGTGCCGTGTTGGATCATTTCTCATTCACCCGATCCAAGTAAAATTTATGAGTAGAAGTGTAATCACCCGACTCAATGCTTTGCTTAACAGCAGCTTTGAACTTGATTATTGCATCCATATTACTAGAGCAATTAATAGCAAGCTTCGGCTCAACGGTGTTATTCCAGTACAAGAACCAAATAGGCGCAATGTACCAAGAATACTTATCGGCTTTATACAATTCACTTAACTCATGACCAGAGTGGCTACAGTGACCGGCAAGCAGTTTGTAAGCTTTCTCGCCAAACAAAGCACGACCAATACAAGCGCCTAGCTCATAGTGAACTTTCTTCTGTCCGTAATCATCAAGGTAATCTAAGCCGATATGACCTATATCGTGAATGAAGATACAAGCTATTTGCCAAAGCTTAGGATATTTGCCGTAAAGTATCTTCCATGAGCGAAGAACTAAGAATGAGTGTATTGGGCTATGACATCCTATTAGCCAGCTTATTGTGCCTTGTTTGAGTTTCATTTAAGATTCCTTAAAATGACCATATTGGTTCCATTGATCTTCTAAAATTCTATAAGCTTTAGCTGCTTCTTCCGCATCATCAAAATATTTAGTAATTTTAATACCTTTGCGCATTATTTGCATATGCCACTTTTGCAAACGGTTGTGCCAACTAACACCTTTCATACCTGAAGTATTACATTTTGAAATTTTATTATAAACAGGATTTATGTAATCAGTCGAATTTACTTTAGCCAAAAGTGCTTCAATGTCATTTAATTTGGCAAATTCACCGTGATATAATAAAGCAGATTCATTGTAAGCTTGTGCTGCGCTAACAACATCTTTATAATATCCAATTTGTTTTCTAACACCCTCTTTACAAATATAAGCAAGAAAGACGTTACTCCTTTTAAGGTAACAAACACCTTTAGCTCCTGAAGTGTTATCAACGCGAGTTCTTCTATTTTGAGCATTCTCAAATTTGTTGCATTCTCTTAAATTAATTTTACGATTATCCAAAGGATTTATGTTTCTATGATCATAAAGTTTACTTCCGTCATTATTCATGATGAAATTATGTAATCCTTGTTGCAACTCAGCTGAGTATAAATAACCATCGTTAACTAAAGACCATCTATATTTATTAATTTTATCAACATCTTCAATATCAATTTTAGCACAATTGATAACGTTAAACTCTTTATCATAAACACAAATCAAAGCATAGTCAGGTGTCATTATGATTTCATTAGGGTCTCGTATAGTTCGTCTGATTGTTCCTGATTCAAACCATCTACGATAATGCTTATTGCACATACCTTTCCGCATTTGACCAACGAATCCACAACCTTCTATTTTACAAGTACCTATTTTCATAGTCCCTCTTTACTTGCATATGTATTGAAGTATGCGATAAAACCTTGAAATTCACTCCATAAATAAGCTTCTGCTGACTTATTTCCACCAATATAGCCGTGTTTATAATGATAAGCATCAGTACCACACAGCGAAGGTAATATACGCACTATCACAGGACCAAAGCTATCACCAGCAACATATTTAGTTTCTCGCTTCATGTGCAAATGACCAGTGTGAAATTCAAAGTGCTTAACGTCCTGGATCATATCTCTGCATTCGCTGAGCATGATAAGCGGTAACGAATCACGCTTTTCATCACAGCCGTGACTGAAGCCGAGCAGGTTGACACCATACTTGATATACTTTCTACTTGTGGGTACAGCATTAATACTTACACGTTCACAGTTGCGATACCAAGCCTGAAGATACTTAACCAAGTAATAGCTAGTAGTGTAGTCGTGATTACCAGGAACATAGATAACTTCAACTTCAGCAACCTGTGAACAATAATCAATAGCATCAATTACTGCATTACAGCCCACTTCGAAGATTTTAGCTAAGCGACCATCTGAATCTTGAGCAGTACCGCCTGTAGTAGTGTTCGCGTTGTTATCAATGTTAAAGAAGTCCTGGCCTACGGGAAAGAGTATCTTGCCTATGTTGTAACCTTTAGCGCGAGCTAACAAGTCTCTGACAGCAGCTTGATAGATTCGCTGAGCTATTTTAAGATCGTAATCGTCACCAGTTTCGCCTCTCCAAGCTAGCTTACCGAAGTGATGATCCATTAGAGAAATTTCTAACATATGAGGATCGACTAATTCGGGTAGAGGTGCATGATCCCTGGCGCAAGCAGGACGCGATTCGACTTGTTCAATCAGTCTGCTAAAAGCGGTAATCGCAGGATGCAAACGCTTAAGCCAAACCTTAACTTGATGGTTCGTTGCTTGCTCAGGTCCGTCATCACCTTTAATAGTGACCTCCCAAGCGTTCACAACGTACCTATCAACTTCCCATAGAGCCAAATCAACTTTAGATACTCGTAAAGCATCGTCAAGGGATATTACACGTAATGAGTTAACCGTAACTTCTGCTGCGTCTTTGTTGAATGAGGTGTTCACTTCATCTTTGTGTTCAGTTTTAGGTTTAGCTTTAGTTTTAGGCTTAATTCCTCGTTTCTTCTCCAAGAACCTCTGAGCTGGACCGAGGCTGCATTTAGCAGCTTTAGCTAGTAGTTTGCGGCCAATAGAAGGGTTTTCACGGTAAGCAGCTTCTAAGCGTTCTTGAGTATTCAAATTATGCCTCCTGTTTGGCTGATAATTTGGTTAAGTGTTTACTTTGTAACAGCAGTAACCATCTGCGCCCAATCCAAGTCTTCTTTAGTAGGTCTTTGAAAGCCGTGAGTGGACATGTAAAATACAAAAGCATCCTTGGCCTTTTCTTCATCTCGAAGATTAAAATATCGACTTAAAGCTTCTTCAAATGCTTTAAATTGAAATTCTACATCTTTCTTTGTTTCCTCTACTTGTAAAGTAGTCTTTGCTAAATACTCATAAAGAGTCTCAACCTTATTAACGGAGCTTTCCAGGTCTTTACCTTTAGTCCTAAAGCATTCCAGCCAAGTAACCGGAATCTTAGTATCTTCCGAAATCTTGGCTAAAGTTAATGTTCTAGGGCGGCTTTTCAGCAATTCAATTGTCCTGTCTCTGAGTTTGCTTTGATACACTAATTTACCTCCTGTTTCAAGCTGGCGGCACATTAACATAAATTCAAGCCAACTTGCAAGGAAAAAAAGTTAGCGCGAACTGAAAAAATTCCTTGACTTCCGAAAAGCTTTGTAATATGTTCCCGGCTACGTCGAATCGAACCAGCAAAATTAACTCATACTAACATTAAAGGAGGGCTGTTGTGAGAGTTGCGAATCCTTTTTACGATGGCAACACCGGCCTATTGAGCTGTGAAGATTGCCCTTTGCTTGAAATTCCTCTTAAGCATTGCTTCGATTTTAATAATGGAAACTGTCCTACCTCTGATAACTACGAATTAGCTGTTAAGCTCGCTGAAGAGGTGACTAATGGCTAATATTCTTACAATAAATGAAATCGCTCTTGAATTAATCAAATCATGGCGCAATAAATCTTATTATAACGAAGGCCAAGCCGATGCAGCTTTGCAATGTGCAATTATCGACGCTCTCAAGCAGCGCGACAGTAAAGTTATCGCTAGCGTTACTGATGCATTAAGCAAGGTGCTGTATGAGCGTTGATAATACCGTTCTGCGATGGAACTTTACTATGGCCATGATGAAAGAAGCTAACGCAACCTATCACAACTTAACCAACAAAGAGAAAGTCGATCTTCTACTTGAGCAATTTGAAGCTGTTGAAACTGCCGCTGAAAAGAAGAACATTGCTCAAATGAAGCGGGAACTTATTACTTTGGCGGCTAAGTGCTTTGTTGTTTGGAGGGGATTGCGCTAATGGATAGACAACTTGCGTCTGCAATATTCATATTTGGAATGATAACCGGAATGCTACTAACCTTAATAATATTTTAAAAGGAGAACTAAATAATGAAGTGCTATACCAAGATGCTCGAAACAATCAAGCTTCTAGTTGAAATTGCCGAATTCAATGACGATGATTACTTTGAGATATGCAAAGCAATTGCGATAATTTTACCTTGTAACTTAAAAGAACAACTGAAGCAACTAATTGCTAATCCGGTTTGGGACGGAGATGTTATTAGCAAAACTGCGCGAGACGCCTTGCTTGATCTTAATTTGGCAGTCAAGGTATGTGCTAAAGGCGAACAAGGCTATACCGCTGCTAAACCTATTGCTTACACTATACTGAAAAAGGAGAACTAAACTTTGGAACAGATTACTTCAGAAAACTACGTTGAACACGCAATGACTACCGATTGCAAATACGACGCTGAGCTTTACGCTAGAATGATTAAGTGCGCTAGACTTCAACATGCTGCGATGGGCCTTGCTACCGAAGCTGGCGAATTCGTCGATATGATCAAAAAACACATCTACTACGGAAAAGCTCTTGATGTAGTTAATGCGAAAGAAGAACTGAGCGATTGCTCGTGGTATATCGCTCTTGCATTAAATGAACTCAACACCACAATGAACGAAGTCTTAACCCTCAACATCAACAAGCTGAAGCTGCGCTATCCTGCCAAGTTTAGCTCTGAGGATGCTATTAATCGTGATGTTGTTGCTGAGAGGGAGTTATTGGAGCGGAAGGTTGAATGGCTTACAGGCGATGGTGTTGACTTTAAACCAGGAATCTTTCTCAGCGCGAATGAGTCAGGTGAACCTTCCTTTCCGCAAACCGCTAACGAAATCGGGCTTAAACTTGCCGACGATATTATTGATGCTGCTAAAGATAGCAAGCGAGTATTGCCCACAAGTAATCGACAGTACAAAGGTATTCGCACAGCCGAATGGCTTGAATTTGCTTATAAGGTAGCTGATCATATTGAAAACTATACGATCCCTCAGTACGGAGATAAGGGTAAAGACCAAGCTACTGATTGGAGTATTGACCATTGTATTGAGCAAACTAAGAAGTACGCTAACCGCTTCGGCAAGAATCAGCGCCCTGGACAAGAAATGTTGGACTTTATGAAAGGGTGTCACTATCTTCAGTTGGCGGCTACTAAGTTTGTTGAGGCGCAAGAAAGCATTTGTAATAGTTGTGTTACAGCTTGTCCTATTGACAATACTGGTAAATATTTAGACAAATGTGTTAGCTATCAAGGAGCGATGAAATGAAACTAATCAAGCCGTCTGCTGAAATCCTTCACATTAACACCGAAGCACTTGCTCTTATCGAAAAAGCGGGAAGGGTGTGTTACAAGTCAGAAGATAAGATTACTGAAGACTCAGCACCGAAGTTTGCTGAAATGATCCTGAAGCGCGGTCATGAATCAGTTATTGAGCACGTATCTGCAACGGTAAAGTTTATTTGTGATCGTGGTGTTAGTCATGAAATAGTTCGCCATAGGATTGCGTCTTACTCTCAGGAAAGCACAAGGTACTGCGATTATGAAGGAGGTCATGTTTGCTTCATAATTCCATTGTGGGTAGACATAGAAGAAGGTATTTATGATTATAAGAGTAATCCTGCAACTGACGTAGGTTCAGGTCAATGGTTTCAATCTATGATTAATTCGGAACTCAGATACAAAGCTCTTCGTGAACGTGCTTGGCGTCCTGAACAAGCTCGCTCTGTGCTCCCGAACTCGCTCAAAACGGAAATTGTTATGACGGCAAACTTACGCGAGTTTAGGCATTTCTTCAAGCTACGCACAGCTTCTGCGGCTCACCCTCAAATGGTAGAAGTTGCTAAACCCTTGCTTGCTGAATTCAAGAACCACATTCCTATTCTGTTTGACGACATCAACCCTTAAGTAAAAGTAATGTGCAAATCCCTTGACTCTCTGAATTAACTTCTGTATAAGGTGAGTCAACCTAACTAAACAAAGGAGGTAAAGATAAATGCTGCGTGCTTTCCCGAAGATATTTGCAATCGGAACTGACTACATAAGGGATATTTTTAACGAAGAGGTTGAAGTAACTGAAAAGGTAGACGGTTCGCAATTTGCGTTCGGCAAGGTTAACGGTGAACTTTTTCTTCGCTCCAAAGGTGCTCAGCTTTACGTCGATAATCCTGAAAAGATGTTTCGTGAAGGAATTGACTATGTTTGTTCCATTCAAGACGAACTGCCTGACAATGTTTGCTTTTATGGCGAATACCTGAAATCTCCTAAGCATAACACTTTGAAATATAACCGCATTCCTAAGAACCATATTATTCTGTTTGGTGCGTCTTCTCCTGCTGGTGATTTGTTTGATCCTCAGTTCTATAACTACGCTGAAAAACTGAATCTTGAAGTAGTTCCACGTAAAACAATCAAAATTAATTCTCCTGACGAATTACGCGAACTTCTTAACCAGGAATCTGTTTTGGGCGGCTGTCATGTTGAAGGTGTTGTAGTCAAGAATTACACGCGCCAATTTCTGCTAGGCGGTCAACCTATGCCGCTTATGGCGGGTAAGTTTGTCTCTGAAGCGTTCAAGGAAGTTCATCGCAACCGTTGGGGAACAGAAGAGAAAGGTAGCAGTAAATGGGCTACGTTCTGTATGTCATTTAAAACGGAAGCTCGTTGGCACAAAGCAGTGCAACATTTGGCTGAAACTGGTGAGCTGGATAATTCACCTAAAGATATTGGTAAACTATTGAAAGAAATTAACATTGATATTGAAACTGAAGAAAAGGAAGCTATTAAAGAGTTCCTTTGGAATCAGCACAAGCGCGATATCATGTCTTTGGCTACGAACGGTTTTCCTGAATGGTATAAGCAGCAGTTGTTGGAACGCAGCTTTGCGGAGGAAGTTTAAATGACTGCTCCTGGCCAAGCTCAACTTCCCCAACACAAACCCGCAAGAGCTAAAAAGAAGCTTGACGATCCGGCAAACGTTCCCGATGGTCTTAATTGGGAAAACAAGATTGATGGTGAGCGGTTTAAGATTCATACCTATCAGCCGTCGCAAGTGAGTTACGCTGGTTCGCTCTATCCTTTGCTTCATCGTTGTGACTCGCGCTGTATCAGTAAAGCAACTGATGCTTTCACCGAGAAATCAGACCGCATACCTCACCTTATGATCGCTGAAGGATTGCCTGAGAACAGCATTATTGATTGTGAGTTTGTGTCAACTGGCGATGAAATACGTGTTGAAGTTCCTGGTGTGTTCTATGACAAGCTCGCTGATCAACATCATCCCCATACAGCGTGGTTCAAACAGAATTATCAAGGTACTGTGCCGGTCTATCCTCATGTAGCAATGACTTGCTCTGTTCTTGGCTCGCTTGCTGATGAAGCTATTCGCAAGCAGCAAGAAGCTAACGCTTGGGTTAAGGCTTATGCGTTTGATATGATTCAGGAGTACGGTACTAGCATTAAGATGTACTCCCAAGATATTAGGCGCGAAGCATTAGCTAAGGCACTGCATGTAGTTGATCCGCGCTTAATTATGCTAATGCCACAATGGGAGAACCTAACCCCTGTTGAAGTTGAGCAACTTTTTTATCTGCTGACTGACGCCGAAGGTGAAGGGCTTATTGGCAAAGTAATGAGTGCTAAGTATGATGCAGCAACGAACTGGTACAAGCTGAAACGTTATTATCCGGTAGATTGCGTAATCACCGGAGATTACAAAGTAGGCGAAGAGGGCAAGACCGGCAAGATGCTTGGAAAAGTTTCATCAATTTCTGTTGGTGTTTATGACAAAGGTGTGCTACACCACATCGGCTGGATGTCGGCAATCATGGACGGTGAGGACAACCTGATGACCCCTGAAGCGTTCTTGGCTTCCGGCTGGGTAGGTAGACCTGTAGAGGTCTTACATAACGGCGTGCAGAGCAAGCCTGACGCTCTCATAGGGTATTCTTTGCGGCATCCTAGGTTCCGGCGCTGGCGTGATGACAAGACGGCTACCGATTGCACCCTGGCTGCGCTGCTGGCTGAAATTAAGAAAGGTCAGGCATGAAAGGTGAATGCGACATTTGCGGCAAAACCGATGTTTGGCTTGAGCCACTTACTGAAGCTTATCGAACAGAAGAAATTAAGGATGTTTGCGATTCCTGCTTGATGGAAGCAAACCGACATTTGAGCAAGCTTCAGGAAATGACAGCAAAGATGAACAAGACTTGGATGAAGCGATTCATGGAGTCTATGAAAGCTAAGTTCAAAGGAGCTTGACAATGGAAGAACGAATTAAGCAACTTGAAGAGAATGTTAAACAACTTGTAACTAATCAGGAACTTCTTGTCGAAGCAATAAGAAGAACTATTGTTGACACAAACGAAGCGTTTAAACAGCTTATCAACAAGCTAGTTGAATGCAACGTAATAGCTCTAAAAGACGAAGGTCGTTACGATGAAATGCTCAAGCTGTTTAATACCGATGAACCAAGTACCGAACACCAAGCAGACGATAGGTAGGATTATTACAGTTAAGGTTCAATGTCCTCGCTGTTTAAGGATTCGAACGGATTCCTGGTTTAAGCTCAAGGAGTATAAATGAGTAACTTTCTAAGTCAAGTAACGCATACAACTGACGTGCAAACCGGTATGCGTATTGTGATTACAGGTCAAGAGGGCGTAGGCAAGTCAACCTTGGCTTGTAATGCACCAGGAGCTTTGCTTATTCCGCTCGAAACTGGATTTAGCGGTATATCGGCAAACAAGATACCGATGCTGAAAAGCTATGATGATGTAATGGCTTTCTTGGCTGAAATACCAATTGCTGTTCAAAAGAAAACGTTTGGCTCTAAGACGCTTGTTTTTGACAGTGCTACGGCGCTTGAGCGGTTGATTCACGATAAGACTTTGCAATCTGATCCAGGTTGGAAAGCAGGAAATCCAAAAGGGATTACGATGGAATCAGCTCTAGGCGGTTATGGTAAAGCTTATGAGCGAGCAAATGAACTATGCGCTGCGTTTTTAATGGCTTGTGATGATATTGCCAACTACGGTTGCATTAACATTGTGCTAACTTGCCATGCATTTGCAAGTAAGGTTCTTGATCCTAGTGCCGGTGAATATAACACCTGGGATTTACTGTTGCATTCACCTAAGAATAACAAAACCTACGGAAAGCGCGAGATGGTGACCCAATGGGCTGATATTGTGGCGTTCCTTCATGAGCCATTGTTTGTGACAAAGAATAGTGAAACATTCAGTCAGGGTATTTCTGCAAACAAAGGTCGTATTCTTGGCCTTGAAAGAACTCCTGCTTATGTAGCTAAAAATAGGTTTGGAATTAAAGGTGAAATTCCGGTTGCTAAAGAGCAATGTTGGAATTACTTAGCGCAAGCAATTTACGCTAGTTCAGGTAGAGATATATTCAATCGGGAAGCATAACTTTTACCCACATTAAAGGAGGATTAAGGATGAACACAGAATTTCGACTTGGTAGTATCGGCGCATTCTTCAAAGAGCTTATCGCACGCGGCGTAAATGAAAGATCGGCTAGAGCAATTGCTTTTAGCACCAAACGTATCAGAACCTCAAAGTATTCGCCGCACCAAAGCTTTAAGGAAATAGGTCGTAGAGCTAACCAGATTGCTAAAGGAATGATTACAACAACCCATTAACAAAGGAGAAATAAATGGACGAAATTATCATTATAATTACAGGTAAACCTGGAAGCGGTAAGTCTTTGGCTCTTAGCTATATCACACTCGCTTTAATAGATAGCGGTAAGTTTGAAAATATAAACGTTGTTGAAGAACCTGACCACGTTCTTACTGCTAAGCTGAAAGTTTAAACCCGCTAGAACACCTCCGTATAGAAAGGGTTAGAGTCTGAAACGTTCGCTGCGTTTTAGCGGGGCGCGTGATTTCCCTCCGCGCATTTTCCATCGGGCGGCGACGTGACGGATTGAACGCTTTGGGCCTGTACTTCGGTATCGAAGGCTCTACTTTACAAGGAGAAGCAAATGGAATTCGAAGAAATCAAGTTCATTGACGGTCAAATCCTTTCGCTAAAGCCTGATGATATTGTTGTGCTTAGGATAAAAGGTCATTTGCGCGATGAACAGTATGAACGAATGAAAGAGAGTGTTAAAGCGGTTATGTCCAACAAAGTGATGATTCTCGAAGATGATATGCAAATCTCAGTTCTTAGGATTGAGGAACTACTAAAGGAGGAAGGATGACAACCAAGCTGTTAGTTGCAAATCTAGTTTCTACTGTTGCGCTGTTGGGCGGCATTTACCTTGCGGCTACAGGCAAAGAAGGTTGGGGTTGGTGCTTTCTTATTGCTGTTATATGTCACTGTTCACCATCGTCTAAATAAAGGAGGAAACAAAATGAGTATCGCAGAAAAAGTAAAGGAAATCATTTCAGATTGCATTGGCGTTGAAGAAGTAAAGAACGATCAGACCTTTGAAGAACTTGGCGCTGATTCTTTGGACACAGTGGAACTAATTATGGAGATAGAGGAAGAGTTTGAAATTGATATTCCTGATGAAGAAGCTGAGAAGATCACTACTGTTCAGGACGCGATTGATTACGTTGTAGAGCACACCTAACCACAAGCAGTATTACACCAAACAACAAGGAGTAATGAAACATGGCTCAACTACCGCAGAATTTTAACGCAGCACAGATTGCACCGCAGGGTAACAGTCAGCAGTTTCCCGTATCGCCGCCTGAAGGTTGGCCTGTAGTTATTGTTGCTTCTGAAATGAAGCCTGTTAAAGATAAGCCGAATTGCGGCTATCTTGATCTTACCCTTCAGATCATCGAAGGTGAGCACACCGGCCAGCAGGGACCGTATAGGCTTAACCTGTTCTCTGATAATGAGAAAGCTGTTGAAATTGCTTATCGTCAGCTTTCCGCTATTGCCCATGTAACCGGAGTAATGAACGCTGTTGACTCCGCACAGTATCATAACATTCCTTTTAGGGCTGTTGTTGGTCTTCAAAAGAAGAAAACGGCTGATGATCCGGATTATACTCAGGTTAATGGGGTTAAACATATTGACGGAAATGAACCGGGAAAAGGTTCTGCTTCGTCTAACGCAGCCCCCGCACCTCCCGCCCCGCCGCAGCAAGCGCCCCAGGCTCCCGTACAGCCTGCCGCGCCTCAACAGGCGGCTCCTGCATGGGGTGGCGCTCCCGCAGCGGCTCAGGCGGCTCCTGCCGCTCCTGCTTGGGGTGGCGCTCCTGCCGCCGCAGCACCGGCACAGGCTCAACCGGCTTGGGCGGCACCGCAACCTGCCGCTGCCGCTGGTGCTCAGAATCCTCCTTGGGGCGCTAAGTAAGGCTAGTAAAATCGGTAGCGTGAGGTTTCGGCCTCACGCTGCTTCTTTGTTAGCTTTATTTAATACACCGCTGAACTTAATTGTGGGCAAACTCTAATCTCCCTCTAAGCATTAACGAATTATAACATCTTTCCTTCAAATTATTGCTTGAAATGAACAAATTGATGAAGTATAAATAAACTCGCTGTTAACGAGTTGCCGCCGAACATTCAATGACATTCATTTAAGGAGGGCTTTGCATGAGTTTGCTCCAAACGATCCGCGAAGGTGTTTCCCCTGCATTAACTCACTCCCGCCGTATGCCTGATCCTGGTAAAGTTTGCGAAGCCCCTAGTTGCTGCATTAGATTTTACCGAAAATCCAAAGAAAGCTTAACTGATTATAAAGTTCGAATAACCTGTTGTAAAACCTGCGAACGTGAACTATTAGTATTAAACTCACCTCCCAAAGAACGCGAAGAAACTTATAAGCAAATTGATCCTACGCAGCTTAGTTGCGGTAATTGTCATTACATGCGAGAAGATAGTGAGCTTGGTGAACATTGCGGTCCTTGTACTGAGGGACAGAAGTTTAAGATGAAAGAGCGGCGGTCTAACTCTAACCTTAAAGGAGAAACCGAATGAAAGTTAAGAATCCTGTATTTGAATCTGCTGGTGAAGTTGGCTGTAATGATTGCCCTTTACAGAACGCTTTAGATGGTCTTTGTGTACTTTGGATGGATGACCATAACACTGCTTGCCCTACTGCTGAAACTTATCAGGAAGCTTGTGAGTTTGCTGAGCGGTTTGATGCCCACAATAAGGAGAACTAAAATGATAGTTCCTGTCCAAGTGAGCAGTTGCCGCGCTTGCCCGTATTCAGATAATAGTGCAATGAGACACGACGATCCGTTCACAAGCACTCCTGCTAACAATACATGGTTTTGCAATCATCCTGAACGAAATAAGTATTACGATATCATTGAGAATGAAAACATTATCGACAAGCGTTGCCCTATTAATAAGGAGGTAGTGTAATGAACACTGAAACCATACTTCTCCTTGAGAAAGCTAATCGAGCTATCTTTGAAGCCGAGCAAGCTATTCGTAAAGAAGAAAAGGCTCAAGTTAACAAGCCGATGTATCGAATGAGGATTAACCTTAATGAAATCATTCAGCATTATAAAAACGGCGGCGAAGTTTGTGATTTCGTTACGCCGTTGGAAATGGCAGGCAGATTATGAAGATTAACAAAGTTAAAATATCCGAGTTAGGCGATGTACGCTTAGTTGAAGCTCGAAACTCTTTCTTGCCTGATGGCGCAGCAAGCAAAGCTGGAAGATTTAGCGTTGAATACTGTGCTGAAATGGTTAAGGTGTTTGAAGCTGAAATGCTCAAGCGAGGTTTAATAGCTAATTAAAGGAGGAACAAAAATGTACTACCTGATGAAAGAAAGCGCACCAACCGCCAACTTTTCAATAATCTTGCCTGGACCTTGCAACGCTGCTTGCTCGTTCTGCTTCTGGAAACGAAGCAACGCTGAGCCACCAATGTTCGTTCAGACGCTGGTTTGGTATCTTCAAGCTCTCAAAGGTAAAGTAACACAGATTTCTATAACAGGTGGCGAGCCGACAATATCACCTGTATTTGACGATGTGATTAACGCTCTGCGTCAGTTTACCGATATAAAGATTGTGCTTACAACTAACGGCGCTAACTTGATGGAAAAGATTAATGTAATCAACGGCGTTGTGAAGCATGTTAACATTTCGCGCCATGCTGTGAATGATGAAACGAACCGAGAAGTGTTTAAGACTAGATCAGTTCCGACAACAACGCAGTTATCTCAGTTGTGTAATGTGCTTAATTCCTGCAATATTGACGTAACGTTAAACAAAGTTATTACTCATGATTACAACGATAAGTATGAGTTGGATGAATACATAGCATACGTTAAAGAAGTTGGCGCGTCGGCTTTGGCACTTCGTAAAGACTATTCAGTTAACTCTTTGGATAGCGTGCCACTAGAAGCTAAGCTTGGTCGTGTAGGAACTGTTAAAAGCTGTCCTGTTTGCAGCACTAACAGTTACCTTTACAAAGGTGTGCCGGTTCACTTCAAAATGAGTCTTGAAGAACCTAGTGAAGTTTTGCCTTACATTTACGAGTTTGTATATCACCCTAACAGCTTGCTTTCTGAGGATTGGGCGGGTAAGAAGCCTATTGAATTGCAAATGCGAGCGCCGGTTGTTCAGCAACCTAAACCGTCATGGGGTACACCGAACTTTTCTTACGGCGGCGGTTGCGGTCAAGTAACCTTTAGAGGTTGCGGCCAATGACCATCGAACTCTTCTACCTAGGCCCGAAATACTACCAAGAAAGCGGCTCGCGTATCGGTGAATTCTACGATACGAAAGGCGGTAGGCGAGATTGGCAATTCATCAGACATGCTATTAACAACGGCGAAACTGTTCTGATTCGTCAAGCTAACAAGGCTGAGGTTAAGATTGCTGAGACTGAGTTGGCTAAACTTTTGAAGGAGGGTTAAATGATAAAAGATAAAGATCAACCTCAGTTCATAAAAGACGGTATTGTGAGATGGAATAACAACCTTCTTAACGGTTTAATCGGTTTGATTGAAAATGGGGATATTAACGGAGAAAGCACTGTAGCGGAAGTTGTCGAGTTGCTTAACAATAATATCAAGGAGTTGCAATGATTAACGTCAAAGGTAAAGAATTAGCTCTCGATATTTACAAATGCAAAGATTCCAATCTAATTTGTGTTGCTTTGTACGACACGAATACTAATGAACGCATGAATTCAGGCTACGCTGCTAACATAATAGCAGCCTTACGTCAATTGGCTAACAACATGGAGAACGGAGAATGTAAATGCAAAACCAAATCCTAATGCTTAAAGGCGCTATTTCAATGATGTCTCCTGAAGATCAAGCCGCTATTAACGAATGCGTTACTAAGCTGAATGAGCTTGTTGATAGCTACGAGAACGGTCCAATTGTGCTTGCTTTGGTTGGGCTGGAAAGGAGTTGGAGATGAAAAACAAGAACTTGATGGTATTTCAAGCAATAGTGATGCTGTTGACACTTACACTTGTTAACTACGGTTTCCAATATTTCAACGAAGCGGATTACGTAAGAGCTTTTGAACGCTCCTTCTTTCAAGCAATGTCGCTGTTTGCTTTTGTGCTTAGCTGTTGGATTTGCGAATGATCAACCTCGAATCCCCAGGCGCATTACCGGCACTAGCACGCCGCATTAAGTCTGACATTGATGATTATTGTGTTAAACGCTACAACGAAGGACCACGCTCGCACCTTGGAGCTAGCTTAATTGGTCATGACTGCTGCCGCCATTTATGGTACAGCTTTCGCTGGATCAAACACACTGTTCATGACGGTAGGCAGTACAGGCTGTTTCAGCGCGGCCACTTTGAAGAACCTCGCTTTGTGAGCTACCTTGAGGGGATTGGTTGCAAGGTAACAATGTTTGATAAGGTGCTGCTCTATCACCCTGAGAGTGATGAATACTTTTATGGTAACATGAGCAAAGATAACTTTGACGGTCATGTTTGCGAAGTTGAAGGTATTGCTGTTCACGAAGTTGAAGCAGAAAAGCGCGGAGTTATCCTAGACAAAGGAAAACGTCAAATTCGTATATCAGCTTGTCAAGGTCACTTCGGCGGCTCAATTGACGGAATGTGTACGTTGCCCACAAGTTATGGCATCAGTGAAGATGTAATCTTTCTTACTGAGTACAAAACTAACGGAGTTGGCAAGAAAGGTAAGAACTTTGATGAACTTGTAGCTAAGGGAATGCAAGTAAAGAAAGCTCAGCACTATCGACAAATGTGCATTTACGGGTTTAAGCTGAACCTAAATTACGGTATTTACATGGCTGTGAACAAGAACGATGATGAATTACACATAGAAGTGCTTAAGCTGGATCATGCGCTAGGCGAAGCCCTGGAACGCAAAGCGGGGATGATTATCTTCTCTCAAACGCCGCCTAGTGGTATTAGCATGAGTCCTGCGTTCTTTGACTGTACTTATTGCGATCACCGCAATCCTTGTTTCTTCAACGAACCTGCTGATGTGAATTGCCGTAGTTGTGTCAAATGTAGACCTGTTGAAGATGCTAATTGGTTCTGTGAACAATGGAATGCTGTAGTACCTAAAGAAGCTATACCTAATGCTTGTAGTATGTGGGAATCTATAATTTAAAGGAGGTTGTATGAACGCTTTTGGTAAAGTAACACAACAATTGATTTCTATAGTTTTAATTCTTTGGTGGTTGACAGGTATTGTAATTGCTCAAGGATTTTGGCAAACAGTGTTTGCGTTGTTTCCTCTTTATTCTTACTATTTGGTTGTTGAACACTTTCTTACTAAGTTCAACTTGTTGTAAGGAGCCAAACCCATGACCCGCGCCGAAATATACGAAGAACTGAAAGCTATCGAACAGACCATTGCTAAAGGTGAAGATGCGCCTGAAACGTTTAAGCGGCTAATTGAGTTGGATAACCTTATGTCTGAGGTGAAGGAATGAACGAAAAGCTCAACCGAATGCTTGTTGAGGTTGTTGAATTTCTCAATAGCCCTTTAGGTGAAAGAAGCCTTAAAGCTTCCAAGGGTGAACTTTCTGTTGAGGAACTTAGTCTTATGAGCGAAGACGAAATGCGAATAGCATTACTGCTTGTTAGTTTTGGTAAATACATTATAAAGGAGAATTGAGATGCTGAAACCATTTTGTGATATTTGTGGTTCTGAGATAACCGTTGACAACGAAGGATTGAGTGATGACAAAGTTGTTAGAAACTTAGGTGTAAAATTGTTATTGCAAGTAGTTTTGAAGAGCGAAAACGTTCACATTTGCAAGTATTGTATTTGTAGTGAAATAAGCAAAGCTTTAGATGATAGACTTAAAGCGGAAGTGAGGTGATAACATGCTACGAGGTGGATCACGCGGCAATGCTCCAGGTAACGTAACAGCCTTAGACGGCGGCAACAAGCCGAACGTAATGAAAGAAACCATTCGTAATATGACAGAGAACTTACCTTTGTTGATCGAACACGCTGCTTTAATGGCGAAGCTTCATAGAGCAAAGTTCCTTGCGCTCAAAGCTGAGGGTTTCAGTGACCAAGAAGCCCTTGAGCTTTGTAAGGTGGTGTTCTAATGGAAAACGACTACCTGAAATATCGCGGCAAGTGCAAAGAGATGTCAGAAGCAGCCGTAGCCGCCGATCCTACGCTTACTTTGGTTCGCGGTCACTATCACTGTCCTCTTTGGGGCGAGCAGCCGCATTGGTGGACTGTGCGCCAGGACGGTACTATTTACGACCCGACTAAGAACCAGTTTCCCTCTAAAGGTATAGGCGAATACGTTCCTTTCAACGGAACTGTTAGTTGTGAGCAATGTGGTAAAGAAGTTCACGAAGATGACGCTGTATTGTACGGCAATTATGCGTTTTGTTCTGGTGAGTGCGTTTGTCGGTGCTGCCTATGATTAGAAAATAATAACATATCTTTCCTTGACTTGAAATAGCCAACGATGGTAGTATCCCGCGCATGTAGTTGAATTTTGTTAGTTCAAGGAAAGATATGCCTACCTTTAAATGCCCACATTGTAATCAGCCTGTAAATGCAGCTTCAGTTATGGGTAAGATTGTCACTTCTGCTAAGATAGCTTCCAACACCGAAAATGCAAAGAAACCTCGCCCAGGCGCTAAGGGTAAAGCCAAGCCTCGTAAAGCTAAGGAGGTTTCTGAATGATAACGGCTTGTAACTATGCTGCTGAAGCTGAACACGCTTTAGATGAATTTAAAGCAGCTTTGCTTAAAGCTAAAAAGTTTGAAGACTACGAAGCTGTTTGTTCTTATCAATCTCGAATTAAGAACTGTCAGCATTTCGCAATACCTGATACCGGCAAGTTCTTAGATGATGACGCAAGAGGTTTGTTAGATTCAAAGATAAAGTTGCCTTATCCTGTTATAACTATTGAATACTTTTGCAAGGATTTATCTAACTCTGGAATAGATGTTATCGACAGTTCTGTTTACAAGAATGATAAAACTGTAATATTGGCAACGGAAAAAGATAACGGTTTTAACATGGTCATCATGTCTCAGTCTAGCGGGAAATGGGCTATTCATCCAACAGGCATGTTTATCTCTTACGATTCTTTTTGTAAAGGATTCAATAGTGATAATTTTTACACAACGTCAAGTTTACCTAATTGGGCTCATGAAAATTATCACAAAATGAGCGAAGCTCAAATAGCTTCCAATACAGCAGGTATGATAGAACAAGCTGTATTTCCGATAGTTGAACTCCTAGAAGCTCTTTCCTGCAAAAATGTTTATACTGAATCACTCGGTAACTTTAATCACAAAAAGAAAAATGACCGCTTGATTAAAGCAGGAAAGTTGCCACTTTACGAAACTAAAATTCTTGTCGTCGATTCAGCGCCTAAAACTGTTGATAAAACCGATTTGGGCGGCACTCACGCTTCACCGCGTCAACACTTGAGGCGCGGTCATATCAGGCGGTACGCTACTTACAGTATTTGGATCAACAATACCATTGTTGGCAAAGCTTCGACTGGTAAGATTGATAAGTCTTACGAGGTGAAATAAATGAGTGATGTTATAAAGTTTCTTAGTACAAAACTTTACGATTATCAACTTGAGGCGCTGTTAGCAATAATAACTTATTTACAAGAAAACAACGGCAATCCCTTGATATGCTTACCGACCGCTACGGGCAAGTCGTTTGTCAATGCGTCTATAGGTTTGTATGTAGTTGCGACTTATCCGAATAGGCGTGTTTTATATCTAACTCACGTTAAAAACTTAATTGAGCAAAACCTTGAGAAGTTATTGAAACTTTGGCCTAACGCGCCTTATTCAGTATTTTCAGCAGGTTTAAATCAAAAAAATGCAGCGGCTTCGCTTGTGTTTGGTGGTATAGCTTCCGTAGTAAAAAATCTGGAATTGTTCGGATGGTTTGATTTAGTCGTTATAGACGAAGCACATCTTGTTTCTTTAAATGAAAACTCAATGTATCAATTAGTAATAAGTCATCTTCTTTCTATAAACCCCAATCTTATAACAATAGGATTAACAGCAACCCCATTCAGAGTCGGCCAAGGTAGATTGATTGAAGGTAATAAAAATGTTAAACCTTTATTTACAGATGTTCCTTTTGATTTAACCGGACCTGCTCCGTTTTGTAGATTTATTGTTGAAAACAAACTATCCCCTCTTGTTCCAAGAATGACTAAGATTGAAATCGACACAAGCGACATTAAAATAGTAAATGGGGATTTTGCTAAAAATCAACTAGATTCGGCTACAGATAAGTTGCTATTTGATATTATTAGTGAATCCATTCCGACTATTTTTGATCGCAACTCAGGAGTAGTATTCTGCTCAGGTATAAAAACAAGTGAAAATGCAGCTGAAATGTTAAATAGTTTCGGTGTAGCAGCAGCGGCTATACATTCTAAATTGTCTGACGAAGAATGTGATAAACGTTTTGCGGCCTTTAAGAAAGGTGAGCTAAAAGCGATTGTGGGTAATAATAAATTTACAACAGGATTCGATTTCCCACCAATTGATTTTATTATAATGATACGACCTACAATGTCACCTGGATTATGGGTTCAGATGCTTGGACGCGGAACTAGAGTTTATGATTGCAGAAACCCTTCTCAATACATAAAAGGTTTTGATTATGTAAAACGTAACTGCGTTGTGCTTGACTTTGCGGCTAACTGCCGTCGCCTTGGGCCTATAAATGACCCAATTTTGCCAAAAAAGAAAGGGGAGAAGGTAGGAGAAGCACCTATCAAAATATGTGAAGCAATTCACGATGGAGTTAAATGCGGCATTTACAACCATTCCAGTGCCAGGTTTTGTGGAGGCAAGCCACACCCTAGTGATGAAGGTTGTGGTGCTGAGTTTACATTCAAAACCAAACTATTACGTACTGCCGGAACAGATGAACTAATAGTAGGTGAAATATCAACCGAAGAAATCAAAGAAGTAACAAGGGTTATCTACCACAAGCACACTAAGATTGGCTCTGAGCCTAGTATCAAAGTTTCGTATTACTCAGGGCTGCAAAAGTTTACCGAATGGGTATGTTTACAGCATAAGGGTTTTGCTCTTACGCGTGCGAAAAACTGGTGGCGTCAACGTCATGCTTCAGAACCGCCTACTAGCACTGATGAAGCATTACTTTACGTATCTCAGTTGCGTGTGCCTAAGCGAATCAAGGTAATGAAAACTGGTCAGTATTATGAAGTTACTGGTGTTGAGTGGAATTAAATTGTGGGTATATTATGATCATTCACTTCAAAGACAAACTGCTATTCGAATTGCAACAAGGTGTTTGCTTCTATTGTGATTCACGCTTAAGCAAGAAGTCTTACACCAAAGATCATTTCTATCCCAAGAGCAAAGGTTATCACCTAACAGGCAACAAAGTTCTGTGCTGCAAATGGTGCAATGAATCGAAAAGCGACAAATGGCCTAGTCACGAACATGTTATGAAGTTCAAACAGCTTTACTGCGAAGGCGCTGTTGTTATGAGGCGCAGGAGACGCAAATGAGTGAGCTTATTGAGTACAAGTACCTTAACATGAACACTGAACAGCTTGCTAAGAATCAGATACTACTGTTCGAGCAGTTGAGAGGTTGCGATGCTTCAATTAAGTCTGTTTGCGTCGGTTCTATGACGTTAGTTGCTGCTGGTTCGGGTGAGTTTAGCGAGCAGGATGCTGTTGAGTTGTGTGAGAGGTTGAGTAAGGAGGTTTAAATGAAACGCAAGCTTCAAAAGTGCAAAGTTTGCAACGAATGGTTCAATACAACTTCTGCTATAATGATTGAGCATTATAAACTAAAGCACGAACCGCAATTTGCTAAGTCGTTAGCTTTAACTGAATTTACTGTTAAACTTGCAATGTTTCAACGTCAAGCTGAACTAGCACCTTGGCCTTTGTCAATGGGATATCAATTATCGGCGGTTATGACTGCTCAGCAAATAAATGTTGTCTTAGGTGCTAAAGCATGATCGTCTACCACAACGAAGACCTTCTAGCCAGCGACTGCACGGTGATCGCTCACCAAGTCAATTGTCAATCGAAAATGGGCGCTGGAATTGCCCTCAGAATCAGCAAACTCTTCCCAAGGGCATGTCTACCCTACTTCGAAGACAAAAGGCCCGTAAACGAGCGCCTGGGAACGTGCTTGATAGGTCATGAGCCAGGGAACAAGAAGGTCGCTCACCTCTACGGCCAATTACGCTACGGTAGGGATAAACGCTATACAGATTACGATGCACTTCACAATGCTTTGCATTCCTTAGCGGAGCAATTGCAGCAACCTTTCAAGCTCGGCTTGCCGCTAGGAATGGGCTGTAATAATGCTGGCGGTGATTGGAACATTGTTTTACAGATTCTCGAACATGTTAGTAACGAGCATCAGATTAATATTCATGTTTATAACTATGGGAGGTAAAATGAAACTCAAGGTAACGTACAAAGTTAATACATTATACAACCAAACTGAATTTGATGAACGAACTGAGATTATATTTGTACCGGAAGCTATAACGATGTCACAAATCGAAAGAATCATTAAGAATAAACACAGCTACTGTTTTTATAAAGACATCGAAGTTACGGAGGTAGTATAATGTCCAGGCGCGATGAAGCTTTAATTGAAACCTACGAAGACGCAAATGATTGGCTGATAGCTTACAAGCACACGATAACCGATGAAGCTGTATTGCGGGTTATTGAGGTGTTGGAAGGCAGAGTTCAAAAGTTTATTAGGTTAAAAGGGGATTTTGAATGAAACTACTCTGCATAGGCGGTCCACTTGACAATCAAGAAGTTGAATTCAGTTCTGAAATAAGCTCGTTTACCTCTTCTATTGATTCTCGTACTTATACCTACATCCTTGACAAAGAACTGAACAAGTTTGTTATGCGAGGTTTGGCAATATGAAAGAAGGTATTGAATATTCTAAGAGCAAGAAACTTAGAATCAGGAAGATCAGAGGTATGTACTACGTTGAGCAAGCTATTGGAAAAGCTTGGATACCTTGCCCTAACGGGCCTTGGGATTTCTTGAATAACGCTCGTTCTGATATGGAGCGATTGGAGAGGATATTATGTTGAAAATGAACTACGTAGAATCGTTTTCAGCAGCACTAGCCGCTATTTCATGTTTTTGGATAGGTGAAATTTACGGTTGGCAAACCGGCTTTTGCGCTTTGTTATACTGGGTATCGTTACCGGCAAGGAGAGATTAAACTATGAGCGAAGGAATGACAGCAACCGAAATGCATGACCGTTCCCACAATACATACGTATCAAGACAAGAAGCAATTAATAAGCTAGCTAATCAATTATGCATTCAAGTGATAGATATCCTTGACAAGAACATGCGTTCGTGCTTAAATTGCGAGAAGTTTGATGAACAAGCTGAATTATGTAAAGCTTTTAATGCTAGACCACCTGTTAGGATAATGGTTAAGGCTTGTGGTGATTGGAGTTATGCAGAATGTCCCTTCTAGGAGGCTGGTTATGAAAGTTTGTTTTAAGTGCAAAAGGTTGTTGCCTCTTTCCGAATTCTATAAACATCCTCAAATGGGAGACGGCCATCTCAATAAGTGTAAAGATTGTACTAAGAAAGATGTTAGAGTTCACCGTATAAACAATGATAGTGTTAGAGAATACGACACTAGACGTTATCGAGAAGACCCTAAACGCAAAGAGAACAAGACTGAGAGAACCGCTGACTGGCGCAAACGTAATCCTGAAAAGCATGAAGCCCATAAAGCCGTTCAATATGCCGTCAAAACAGGTAAATTAATCAAACTACCTTGTGAAATTTGTGGAGCCATGCCTGTACTCGCTCACCACGAAGATTACAGCAAACCTCTTGAGGTTAAGTGGTATTGTGCATTGCATCATGCAAGGGATCACTCCGAATACTTGTTTCTAATTTAACCGATACCCTTTTAGCGGAGAAATGAAATGATTAAGTATACAGCTTTCTATGGAATATTTAAGTTTGAAATTCTTAAGAGCAATCCCAGTAACACTCAAAAGGAAATTAAAGGCTTTTATAAAGACTTCAACACCTGGACCGAAGCGCACGCTTTCCTGAAAACTGAAGCTCAGACCGCTTACAACCTCGCTAAAGCCAAATACGAAGCAGCTGCCGCTGAGCTTAACAAGGTTGTTGAAATGGTCGATCCTGAGTTGAAAGTCAATCCTCTGGATAGGTGTGATACTGATAACAGAGTTTGTGACCTTTGCGGAGGATGTTTAGAATGAACTGTACTAATTGTGGGCAATATCTTGCTGAGCAATGCATGGATTGTGAACTCGGTCCAATAATTCCTAAATGGGTAGTAAGCGACAGCTTGTATAAGATTTATAAGCATAAGCTTGCTAATGGCGAAGATGTGTCTGATAGGCCGAAGGAGGTGTTGTAATGCGTTTATCCGATAAAGTTGTTGAACTAAATGACATTATAACCGAATACAAAGCTGCTTTAGAACGCATAGCAGAATATAATTGCGTTTGTAACAGCCTTGGCATAAGCAGCGAAGGCTGTGATTGCCCTTGTTGTATTGCTAACAAAGCTCTTGGTATGGAGCACATATTGCAATTGTAAACTATCGTTGAAAGTAGATTTAAATGGAATAACGAAGAACTTCTTGAACTTGTCATTTCAGCACTTCCTTACCCTGAACAAATTAAAGCTATTTCTATAAGTGAACCTGACGCTATTCGATTTACTTGGAGAGGTGACAGATTCAGAGTCAGCGCAACGCAACATGTCGAACAAGTTGATCGTGGTTGTTTGTGCGGAAGTAATATTGCAATTGTAATGCGAGAACTACTCCACAAAACCGATTTGTTACGCAACCTGTGAGGTATTAAATGCCAGCTAGAGTAATCTCCAAATCAATTAAGCAGCCTAAGCCAGATAAGCCAACTAAAACTCAAAAGCCGAAAGCTAACCGCTCTGTGAAGCTATTTGAGGAACTTGAATTTATCTCGGTTGTCTTCGAGAAAACAGGTACGCCGCAACAGCAGCATTGTTGCTTCAATAACGGACGCCTGACAGCTTCTAACAACATCATCTCAGCAGGTATTAGAACTGATGTTGATTTGAACTCAAGGCCGCATATCATGCATCTGCTTGAGGCTATTCGCAACTGTCCTACCGAGTTTGCTATGACTCAGGTTGATGCTGGTAAACTCACGGTCAAAGCCGACAAGTTCTCAGCCACAATCCCCTGTCTGCCGGAAGAGTCACCGGGATTCGCACCGGATGCGCCCTGTGCTGCCGTTTCTGACGCGATAAAGGTTGGTCTTGATGTCGTAGCACCCTTCAGTAAAGAAGACGCCAAGAAAGTCATCCTCGGCTCTGGATTTCTGAAAGCTAACACGGTAATCAGCACGGACGGCGCTGTTATCCTTGAACACTGGCACGGCTTTAATCTTCCTTCATTAATAATTCCTAAAGCTTGCATTTCAGCCGTTCTTGACATTAAAAAACCTTTAGCCAAGTTAGGTTTTTCTAACACTTCAGTTACGTTCTTCTTTGATGATGATAGTTGGATCAAAGGTCAATTGTATAATGAAAACTGGCCTGACACCGATAAAATCTTGAACGTGAAATCAAACCCACAGCCGTTACCTGTAGGTTTTTATAAAGCTCTTGTTTCAATTGAGCCGTTTTCTAAATCAGGTAATGTTTACTTTGGTGAGAATTGCTTGCAGTCGCACAGGGATAAAGGTGAAGGTGCTGTATTCGATGTACCAGGAATACACTTTGGCCCTTGCTTCAACATCAAGCAATTAAAGCGCATAGAGCAGCACATGCAATTGGTTGATTTTTATTCCCACAATTATGCTATCTTTTACGGCGATAAGACTAGAGGCGTTTTAGGAGGCGTTTGTAAATAATGCGTCAAGCTAACGATCTGATATTTTTTGATGATTCAGAACTTATCCCTGTCAACAAGCGTAAAGACTACAGCAGCCTCATACAACCGCATAGACCTCAATTCGAATTTGATTACTTTGACGATGCTTCATTATTCGCTTCAAAAGGGAATCCGTTTCTATTTGACCTCGAAGTCTATCCCAACTACTTCTTAGCAGCATTTCAATGCTATATTACTAAAAAGATAATTTACTTTGAGCAATATGAAGGCGTCACGCTAGACGTTCCGAAACTCCTATGGGTTATGCATCAGCATTGCCTCATAGGATTTAACAATAAGAACTTCGACGAACCCATTCTATGGCTCGCTTTAACAGGAGTGTCTAACGAAACGCTCAAAAACGTAACCGATTTTATAATCAAAGGAAACTGGCGTCCACAAGATGTTGAAAAAGCTTATAATTTTCGCATGGGGAATATCAATAGCATCGACCTCATAGAACCGTCTCCTTTACGTAATTCACTTAAAGGTTACATGGCTCGTTTATTCTATAAGCGCCTTCAGGAACTGGTGTATCCTCCTGAAACAATACTTACACCCGCTAAGCGCGAGAATGTTAAATTTTACTGCTTTAACGACTTAGAGGGTACGGGTGCTTTGTTAACTGATCTATGTCCTCAATTGGAATTACGCGCTCAAATTTCACAAACATACGGTCTTGACGTAAGGAGTAAGAGCGACCCGCAAATAGCAGAGGCTGTTATTGTACATGAAGTTACTGACAAGTTAGGCTATCGGCCAAAGAAGCCGAAAATAGAACCTGGGACCGCTTATACATACAACATCCCTCATTACATTAAATATCAAACTCCGCTGCTCCAAAACATGCTAGAAATAGTTCGTAGTGCGGAATTTGTTATTGACAATAACGGCTCGCCTATTGAACCTGAAGGTTTTAAACAACTGAAAGAACTTCAAGTTGGCTTTTCGACCTACCGCATGGGGATCGGCGGCTTACATTCTACAGAAGAATGCATTCAGCACGTAGCTGCTGATGATGTTTGTCTTTCGGAATTCGATGTCGGGAGCTATTACCCTTGGCTGATTTTGACGCTAGGGTTGTACCCCACACACTTAACCCCTGCGTTCTTGGATGTGTATCGCACCATTGTAACGGAGCGTATGTACGCTAAAAAGCGCGTCGGTGAATTGAAAGATGAAATCGCTGAATTGAAACTTACAGAAGGAAATGAAGATAAGATTAAAGAACTCCAAGCTATAATGAAGCATTATGAAACAGAAATGAACTCTAAAAAATTGACATGTAACGGCTCTTTCGGTAAATTCGGGTCGAAATATTCAATGTTGTATTCACCTGATCTTATGATTCAGGTAACAGTGTCAGGGCAAATAGCTCTACTGATGCTTATTGAAACTTTAGAATTGGATGGAATCAGTGTTGTCAGTGGTAATACTGACGGTATAGTGTTGAAATATGACAAATCACGATACGATGACGTACTTGCCCACATTAAGCATTGGGAAAACGTTACCGGGTTAACTATGGAAGAATCACGCATTAAAGCGATGTATTCAATGAACGTTAACAACTATATCGAGATTAAGGACTTGAAGGGTAAGATTCCTGCTAAGTTTGAAGATAACTACAAAGCGAAAGGATGTTTCAGCAAACCAGGGCTTTCTAAGAACCCCACTAACATCATTTGTGTTGAAGCAGCTACAGCTTTAATTGTGGGTAATATTCCTATTGAGAAAACAATACGTGAATGCAGAGATATAAACAAGTTTCTTACTGTTAGGACAGTAAAAGGAGGCGCGGAAAAAGATAACGTTTATCTAGGAAAGATTGTTCGATGGTATATGGCTAAGAATGAAATTGGCCACATTGCATACATCATGAACAGCAAAAAAGTTGCAAAGTCAGATGGAGCAAAACCTTTAATGGATATTCCTAGCGAATTCCCTGGCGATATAGATTATGATCGTTATATCGAAGAAACCCAAGAAGTGTTGAGGGATATTGCGTACTATAAAACTGAGAAACAGATTAAATTTTTCTAAGTAAATATGATTTGACATTCTACATGTTTTAAGGTTATTCTGTAGCCAGAAAATTAAATCTCGTATCAAAGGAATGCCGTCTTGACCTTTATAAAATGCAGAAAGCCTTACTGTAACAACGAAGCAGAAGTTGGGATTAAAGTATGCGCGTCATGCAAACAACGTCAAAAAGAAATTTCAAAGAAGTGTTATGATAACAAAATCGCTAACGGTCAGTGTATAGCCTGTAAAGACAAAGCAGTCATAGCAGGTAGATGTCAAAAATGTTACGATAAGTTACAAGGCTATGCTGAAAAATACAAAAATGCTGAAACTCAAATATCCGTTTTGGAAGATTTAAAAAACATTTTAGATTATGATCGCAACACAGGTATCTTTAAATGGAAGATAAAAATACCTGGATATAAAATAGGCGACGAGGCCGGTACGCTTAATGGTAAATATTTAAACATTTGTTTGAAAGGTAAGCGATACGCCGCACACAGGCT